TGCTGTTAAAGCGATCAATGAAAAAATCAAAAAAGGATACAGTGTATTAGGTGAAGCTGATCACCCAGATGACCTAAATATTAATCTTGATCGTGTGAGTCACATGATTACTGAGATGGATATTGACGGTGCTAACGGTATCGGTAAGCTGAAAATATTGCCAACTCCAATGGGAAACATTTGTAAAACCTTATTAGAGAGTGGTGTAAAACTAGGCGTGTCAAGCAGAGGCAGCGGCAATGTAAATGAAAACGGTATAGTTAAAGATTTTGAAATTATTACCGTAGACATAGTTGCAAATCCAAGTGCTCCGGATGCATATCCCGATCCAATCTATGAAAGAATTATGAATCATAGACGGGGTAATGTACTAATGGATGTCGCTAGTGCAGCAGGACACGACAACAGAGCACAACGTTATCTCCAGGAAGAGGTGACAAATTTTATTAAAAACCTGAAGTATAGGAGAGATTAATATGGCTCATGCAATGGATGAACTATTAAGCTCAAATGCGCTCTCCGAGGAGGTTAGATCTTCACTATCCGAAGCTTGGGAAACCCAGCTAACAGAAGCTCGTGAGGCAATCACAGCTGAACTTAGAGAAGAATTTGCACAACGTTATGAAAATGACAAATCGCAAATTGTTGAAGCTATGGATACAATGATTGGTGATGTTATTGCTAAAGAACTCGAAGAGTTCAAAGAAGACAAAGCCAAAGTTGCAGAAGATCGTGTAGCATATCGCAAACATATGAAAGAGCATGCTAAAGTGCTTGATTCATTTGTGATGGATACACTTCGCAAAGAAATTAACGAACTTCGCGAAGACCGCAAGTTGCAAGAAACTAACATGGCCCAACTAGAGGGTTTTGTTATGGAGCAACTGACCAAAGAGCTCAACGAGTTTCATGAAGACAAACGCTCACTAGTTGAAGCAAAAGTCAAAATGATCAAAGAAGGCAAAGAAGTCATTAACGAAACAAAACGTGAGTTTATTGCTAAATCTGCAGAAAAGATTGAGGGAATTCTTGAAAATACTATCAAGAATGAACTTACAACACTACGTGAAGATATCAAAACAGCCAAAGAAAATACCTTTGGACGTAAGATTTTCGAAACATTTGCAGCAGAGTTTATGAGCAGCTACCTCAATGAAGGTACTGAAGTTGCAAAACTAAACAAAGCAATGGACGAACTACAAGTTAAACTTAGTGAATCTGAAGCAAAAGTTGCTGAAAAAGAAGTTCAGCTACAAGAATCTGCAAGAGATGCTCGCATCAAAGCAGACGTAGCAGAGCGCAAAGCTGTCATGCAAGAGATGATGGCACCGCTTAACAAGCAACAAAAAGAAATCATGGGTGCATTACTTGAAAGTACAAAAACAGACAAGTTACAAAGTGCATTCAACAAGTATCTACCTTCTGTATTGAAAGAAGATGCTAAAAAACCAGAAAAGAAGGTACTAAGTGAATCTTCAAAAGAGATCACTGGAAATAAAGAAGCAGTTACAGAGTCAGCAGAAGCTGGTCAGACTGCAGAAATTATTAACCTTCGTAAATTAGCCGGTATAAGTTAAGGAGACCGAAAATGGCAGACAACCTAATGGAAAATTGGAGCGAAACTAAATCCGCTCTTACAGACGGTCTAACTGGAACAAAAAAGCAAGTTATGGAAACAACACTTGAAAACACCAAGAACTATCTCGCAGAGGCAGTTACAGCTGGTGCAACTCAAAGTGGTAACATTGCTACCCTTAACAAGGTTATCCTTCCAGTGATTAGACGTGTTATGCCAACTGTTATCGCCAACGAGATCGTTGGTGTTCAGCCTATGACAGGCCCAGTTGGTCAGATCCACACATTACGTGTACGCTACGCAGAAACATTTGACACAGCCGTAGCAGGCGATGAAGCACTAAGCCCATTCGCAATTGCAACAGGCTACGCAGGCGATGCAGCAAGCAACGGCGGCGCAGCAACTTCAGCTCTAGAAGGTGAAGCTGGTAAGAAACTAAGCATTCAAGTTCTAAAGCAAACTGTTGAAGCAAAATCACGTAAGCTATCAGCACGTTGGACTTTTGAAGCAGCACAAGACGCACAAAGCATGCATGGTCTTGACGTTGAAGCAGAAATTATGCAAGCACTTGCACAAGAAATTACTGCTGAAATCGACCAAGAAATCATTGCAAGCCTAACAAGTCTTGCTGGTGCAGCAGCTGACACATACGCACAAGGTAGCGTAAGTGGTACAGCAACATTTGTTGGTGACGAGCATGCAGCTCTTGCAGTTCTAATCAACAAAAATGCAAACACAATTGCAGCACGTACACGTCGTGGTGCAGGTAACTGGGCAGTTGTAAGCCCAACAGTACTAACAGTTCTACAAAGTGCAACAACAAGCGCATTTGCACGTAGCACAGAAGGTACTTTTGAAGCACCAACAAATACAAAATTCGTTGGTACACTAAACGGCACAATGCGTGTTTATGTAAACCAGTATGCAGCTAACGACGATGTCCTAGTTGGTTACAAAGGTTCAACAGAAACAGACGCAGCGGCGTTCTACTGCCCATACATCCCACTGATGTCAAGCGGTACAGTACTAGATCCACAAACATTTGAACCAGTTGTGTCATTCATGACACGTTATGGTTATGTGGAACTAAGCAACCAAGCATCATCACTTGGTAACGCAGCTGACTATCTTGCAAAAATTGCTGTTACAACAAACCAGCTTGCATTTACCTAATAGGTATAAGCATAACAAACATAAAACAGGCTCTTCGGAGCCTGTTTTTTTTATGACTGTAATGAATAAATATGTATAGTAGGAGTATTCATAATGACAACAATTAGAGCAAAAGGAAGAGATATAGAACTTCAAACAGACCAAGATATTGCATTGTATCCGCAAAATCATATTTGGATTAGTCAAGGAACAAAACTAATTTTTGAAGGTACAGTGCCTGACAATTATGAAGTCAAGTTACAAGCAACTAGTGTAACTGCTGACAGAGACATTATTTTGCCTGATGCTAGTGGAACAATGGCCACACAGGAATGGGCTAATTCGCAATTTACTTCTCAACCTGTTGCAACTATCTCAGGAGCAACACAAGCAAATCCTGTTGTTATCACTACCGCTGCGGCACATAATTTTACAAATGGTGCTAGTGTTACAATCACAGATGTGGTTGGCATGACAGAACTCAACAGTAATAGTTACTATGTAAGTGTTCTAACAAGTACTACTGCGGCACTGTATAGTGATGCAGGACTAACCGCAAGTGTAGATGGAACTGCGTTTACAGCATATGTTTCGGATGGTGTTGCTACTCAATCATTAACTGCTAGCACTGATTTTAACTCACTATTAAACAAACCAACTACAATTGCAGGTTATGGTATAACTGATCCAATTGTTTTAAGTGATTCAAGTGTTGCTGCACAGCCAATTAGACAGTATTATGCAAATCAGGCTGCATTTCCTAGTGCAACAGATTGGCATGGTGCAATAGCACATAGTCATAGCGATGGTTCAATGTATTTTGCACATGGTGGTGTTTGGAATAAACTTACTAATGATGCAGATGCATTTGATGGTGACTATAACAATTTAACAAACAAGCCAACTATTCCAGCAGCATACACAGATTCAGATGTTAACACTCATCTGAATCAAAGTACTGCAACCAGCAACACAGTATTGAGTTGGGATGGCGCAGATTATACATGGGTTGCACAAACAACTGGATACGGTGATGCAAATGTTGACACTCATCTGAATCAAAGTACTGCAACCAGCAACACAGTATTGAGTTGGAATGGATCAGACTATGCATGGGTTGCACAAACAACTGGATACGGTGATGCAAACGTTGACACTCATCTGAATCAAAGTACTGCAACTGCTAACCAAATACTAAGTTGGGATGGTGCAGACTATGCATGGATTCCAGATCAAGGTACACTAGCACTACAAGATCTATCTAATGTAGACAGTGTCGCAACAGCATTAGATGGTCAAGTACTTCATTATGTAGCTGCTAATAACCAATTTGAATTTACAACAATTAGTAGTTATGCAAATTCAGATGTTGATTCACATCTAAATCAAAGCACTGCAACTGCTAATCAGATACTATCTTGGAGCGGTGGCGATTATGACTGGATAGATCAAAGCAGTTTTCAAAATGTTGTTGATGATACCACACCAGAACTTGGTGGTGATCTAAACATGAATGGCAATGATATCATCGGCACAGGTAATATTAATATTACTGGTAGTGTTACCAGTACAGCCGTTGGTGTCCCGACAATAACAAGTTCAACAGATATAAATTTCACAGCAGGCACAGGTGCTACTGATAGAGTAGAAGTTACACAAAGTCCATTTAAAATTGCTAGTTTTACAACCACTCAACGTGATGCAAAGACCAGTGAAGACGGTGACTTGATTTACAACAGCTCTAACAATCAGTTTGAAATTTATACTAATACTAGTTGGGCTGCAATGACCAAAGTTGTATATGATAATTTATTACCGTCAAGTGATTTTGTAGATCAAATTACTAATATATGGTCAGCAAATCCAACAACACCAGCTGATTTTGCAACTTGGGCTCAAACTATAGCCAGTGATGGTTTTGAGTATGGTAATATTGACCTAAGTACTACTCCTCCGACAATTAGATCAGCTGATAGTTTGGCTTGGCTAAACATTAGTACAAATAACAGTCCAGATCCAGCACAGGTAACTCGTTGGTATGATATAGTTTTACCAAGTTTAATAGAGCAGTCCTGGTTCGATGTACATACAAGTAATCTTGTTAATGGTAATGTTTTCAGTAGAGTATCAGATGATACAACTCCAAAACTTGGCGGCGCCTTAGATGCAGACGGAAAAAATATAGAAAATCTTGGTCAAGTTCAAATTGGACAACTTGGGGCGGTTGTTTTTGAAGGATTTACCGATGATGCATTTGAAACAACACTCACAGTAACTGACCCAACAGCAGATAGAACCATTACACTACCGGATGCAACTGGTACTGTAGCACTAACAAGTGATATTCCTACAGCATATACTGATAGTGATGTTGATACACACCTAAACACAAGTGGTGCAGCAAGTGGTCAAATACTAAGTTGGAATGGTAGTGATTATGCATGGGTTACTGATCAAACTGGAGCAGGCGGTGGCGGTGTATTAACATTCACAGGTCATGAGCCAACTGTTACTTATGATGTTACAGGCAACGGATCTCTTAGTAGCGGAGATGCATTAGCGTATGGTCGTTTTGGCGGCAGCGTTTCAGCACAAACAGCAAGTGGTGTACTAGCATCAGATTCTATTATCCCGCCGTGGTCTGCTCAAACTGGTACTATATATACTAACAACAGATTCCAATTAAATTTAGTCGAAGGCAATGGAAGGGATGCACTACTAGCAAGTCTTAGTACTCAAGCTGAAGGCATGGGAGATACATTTGTATTAGGAAATGTTAATGATACTGGTACTGATATTCTATTAGTCAGCGGGCTAGGTGTCGAAGGAGGCAGTACTCATCTAGTTGCACGTGGTGACCAATCTACTATAACTATTATAAATCACGAATCTAATGGTTCGATTAGACTTGAAGTAGATCCAGCAGCCGGTAGTGCTGAACTGCAACTTAGTAACACTACTATTAGTTCAACGGGTATTTTCAATCACACAGGTGCTCTTAATGTAACAGGTGTTACAACAGTAACTAGCTTGATTGTAAATGACGGTACTGCAGCAATGGTCTTCGAAGGCGACACTGCAGATAACTCTGAAACTACAGTTACATTTGAAGATCCAACAGTTGACAGAACTATTACATTCCCAAATGCTAGTGGTAATGTTGCTTTAAATAGTGTAGATGCACAAACCGGTCAGTTCTTAAGTTGGACACATATTTTTAATAATGGTAGTATGCAGACTGTAACAACAGACAATTCTAGCCTTAATAACCACAGTAACATCTTTATTCAAGGCATGGTCGGTGGTGATGAAATGACAGTTGTTATAACACAATCTGGCGGCGCTGCCGCAGGACACGCTTTCCAAGACGGTGACAGAAGTAACGTTGCTATAACAGTAGATGGCACAGTAGCTACAGCAGATGGTTCTAAGACAATAGTAAAATTCATTGATACTGGTTCGGAAAAACTAGGCTGGGTTGTAGCAACATATTAAGGGCAATAAATGAGTAACATAACAGCGGTACCTTACTTTTACGACAAGCAATTCAGGCGATATATTCAACAGTTTATACGCCTATTTGCTGGATTTCAATATGTAAAGGGATATACAGAACAAGGAGATCCTATTTATCACACAGTGCCAGCTCGCTATGGTGATATTAGTCGTATGGCTGCACACATACAAAGAGAAAATAGTGAAAATATTCTAAGTACTGTTCCTTTTATAAGTTGTTATGTAACTGGATTGCAACCTGATATTAATAGAAGAGTTTCTCCACAGTTTGAAGAAAAAATGACTGTTATAGAAAAAAAGTATAATAATATTACAAGAAGTTATGAACAAGAACAAGGCAATTCATATACTGTAGCCAGACATATGCCAGTACCATATAGTTTAACAATGCAAACTGATATATGGACAAGTAATACAGAACAAAAAATGCAATTACTTGAACAAATACTTGTGTTATTCAATCCCAGTTTAAATATACATACAACAAATAATCCATTGGATTGGAGTAGTTTAAGTGTTGTTGAATTAACAAACACGCAATGGACAAATCGTGGAATACCAAGTGGTGTAGATGACATTATTGATATTAGTAGTTTAACTTTTGAAATGCCAATATTAATTAATCCACCAGCAAAAGTTCAAAGAAATAGTATGATCCATACTATTATTACCAACTTGCACGAAGTTGCCACCGGCGATGCTGATGGCATTATTGGTGTTGGTGATATTAATTCAATAACAACTAGTTACGTAGTAGTAACGTTAGACAATTATAAAATGAAATTTGAAGTTGATAATACTGGTGTAGCAACAGCTAAAATTTTAAACCGTGCTGGTGCAGCAGAAGTTGGACTAACATGGGAAAAATTATTTGATAGTTTTGGAAAACTAAGACCAGGTGTTAGTCAAATAAGATTAAAACAAACGGATAATCCAAGTGATACTAGTACAGATATTGTAGGTACACTAGGTTTAAATGCAGATGATACACTATTAACAGTTACACTTGACACTAACACAATAACAGCAGATACACAAACTGCAGTTGATGCAGTAATTGATCCACAGTATAGTTACCCAGGAGATGGCACACTTACTGCGGCTACTAGTGGTGATAGATATCTATTACTTGAAGATATTCCTAGTGGTGGTGCTTGGGGCACTATATCTGCTAATAAAAACGACATTATCGAGTATAATGGTACTATATGGAGTGTTACTTTTGACGCAAGTAATAACACTGCATCTACTCACTATACTACAAACACAACAACACTCGATAAATTAAAATGGACAGGGGAACAGTGGATTAATGCTTATGAGGGCACATACAATCCTGGCTTCTGGAGAATATATTTGTAATGCTGACCGCAAGTGGTTGCTGTTTTTTAGCACTTAACACTGGACGTATAATGCTACAACAACGTAGTGAACATGTAAGTCATCCTCTTACGTGGAGTTTTTGGGGTGGAAAAGCTGAAAATAAAGAACGCCCGATGGAAACACTATTACGTGAATGTAATGAAGAAATGGGAGAATTACCAGATGTTGAAAAAATTTATCCTATACATACTTTTTTAAGTGAAGACAAAAAATTTACATATCATACATTTTGTGTAACTGTTTATGAAGAATTTGTTCCAGTAACAAATGGAGAGAGTGCTGGATATGCTTGGGTTAAGATAAATGCATGGCCCAAACCATTACACCGTGGTGCTCGTATTGTGCTGTCTAAACCTGACATGGTGGATAAAATAATAGCTATTTGGGAACGTCAGCGTGACTCTGCAGAATTATCCAATTGGCTAGATAGCTTTTGATACTCTTCACTTGAAGTACCATACATTTTTTTAACTTTTTCCAATCTCTTTTTAAGCATAGACAAGTTTTTATTTTCATCTTGTGGCTGATTAAATTCTTTAAATCTCTTTTCTAAAATATCCCAATTTAAAATTTTATTAAACATAAACTCATCTGATGATCGAAACTTTTCTGCTTCTTGTACACCAGCACGGGCCATATCAGCCACACGTGATCCACTAAGCGACATATATTTTCCTAAGATTTTGTTTTTTTGTCTTTTTAAATGTGGAATTTCAGTTTCACTTAAATACATAAAGTTGTAATATGCACGAGCCCATGCTTTAAATGGGTTTTCTAAATCATTAACTGTACCAATAATTCTGTCTATCTTTTTAATAATAGGAGGCCTTTTTAAGTTTCCTCTAATTATATCTAAATAACTGGGATTAATAAATTGCACTGATTCATCAGCATATATCAAATCAGTGCTTTTGTGTAGTACATTAAACATGAAAATATCAGCATCAGATTGTGTAAAATTTAAATCATCAACGTTGTTAATAGTTACATCTCCGTCAATAAGCCACATAGGATCTCCACTGTTTAGTAGATTGTATACTCTGTCCATTGACTGTTTATTTTTAATTAGGTGTGCTGAAGTATCTGGAAAGTTAAACTTTTCGTATTTTGCTAATGCACGTGTATCATTAAATGTGTAGACATAAATTGGTGGTTTTTCTTTTACATTATAACTTGCAATGTAAGGGCACTTTTCTATTGTGGTTAATTTAGTAGCAGTCGTTGGTACAAGATGCAAAATATCCCAACGAACAGGCTTTTTGTTTTTTTGTATACAAAGTGGAAATGAATGTATGTTTTGTGACTTACTAGAGTCTGGCATATAATTCCAATTAAAATTTTCTAATATGTCATATCTTTTATCTTTAAGCCAAACAAACGGATACTTATCTTTGTACTCAATAATTTGTGACAAATCTGAAACGTCTTCTGTTTCAATAACAGGCCATCTGTGCCATTTTGATTTTGTAAAACTAAAAGCAGTATTAAACATTTATATTACCTAATTTTATATTAACACTTCCAATATGTGTTACTTGTTTACTTAACTCTGTATCAACAACTATTGTATAACCATTTTTTTGTAGCTCTATACAAAAGTAAACGTCTTCTCCAGAAAAAGTTTTTGTTTCAGGATCCCACATCATATTAAACCATGGCTGTGGAACATCATAATAGACGTTAACACTTGTAAGCATACATCCCATACCAATTGCATCAGCATAATTATCTATTAAGTTAACAGCAACATTACGATATGGCTGTGTTCTTGTACTATATGTACATGCAACTACAGACACGTTATGTGAATTGAGCTTTGTGTAAACATTTGCAGGAAATGTCATATCACTATCTAACCACAGTATTTGCTTTGCATTTCGTTCTAGTGCAACATTAACTAATCGTTGTCTTTGATCAGCAATCATACTACCGTTTTCAAAAAACAATTGATGTTCTATATTATTTCTAGTTAATGCTGCAACTAACTGTGTAAGACAGTATGCAAATTCACTATGTACAGTATCTCTAACTGGAACACAAACAGCTAGCATATTATTCCATCATGTTAAGTGGTACTACATCTTCTTGCTTGACACTTTTTTCAGCACCTTGTACTTCATGATTAAGTTGACTTGCAATAATAGTTGATTGTTTGACACAATCAATAAAATAATCATTACCCAAGCAAGTCATATCTTCCATGGTATCAGCACTTACTTTACCAGTACTTAGAAGTTCAACAGCACTACGCTTTGCTAAACGTTCTACATGGTATTTGAGTTGGTCAGCATCACTAGTAAATTCTAATTCACTACTATTGTGTTCAACTTCTAATTTACTTTTAACTGTAGAAAGCATTTTAATACGTGCACGATTTTTTCTCCAAAAAGGAACAGCGTTTGCATCTTCCAAATCTTGATTAACTTTTGCATATTTTGCTGCAGGGCTGGAACATCTACCTAATATAAAGGTAGTGTATTCAAATTCAGACATTATTTTCTCCTATGAGTTTATGGTTGTCCGCCAAAGCTGGCACTCAGATAAACTGTATTGCCAGCAGTAATACCAACTTCTGGACCTAGTTGACTCATTGATCTAGTTGTTTGACTAGTATAACCATAGTGTATTTGTACTTGGTTAATACTAATTTGACTGCCGGTTGCTGGTAATGGCATACACTTATCCTATTTTAAATTCTATACTAACATATTTATCGTTTTTGTCAATTGTTATTATTCAGATTCTGTTTGTGGTTGTTGCCATTCTAGTTCAAGTGTAATTATATTTTCTTGATCATCATCATATGCTGCTTCAGGATTTATGCTTTCAGGCAAACTGTCTGTTTGTGCTAAAAAATATTCTCCTGTTGCGTTCATACAAATAAAGCGCATACCTTCAGAGTCTGCTGCACGTAAATGTGTTTGTGATAATTTATAAATCATACTCCAAATATCCCTCTTGTTGCATTGAAGTTATCTAGTACTTCCTGGTCTGTTAATGCTCTATTATATATTCTTGCTTGTGCAATGCCACCTGAGAATTGTCTGCTAACACCTTCTTCACCTATTTCGACACCAGTTAAGTTAGTGGCACTAGTAGTGACACCGGTAACTGTAGTTTTTACGCCGTCGGTCCATTGTCGAAGTTCACTGCCATCCCATACACCAACAATATGATGCCATTGATCTCTTGCCATTGCTGCACCACTTTCATGATATCCTTGAGGACTGCCTGCATACCAATAGTTGCTAAGTTTTCCATTACTTTTGTTCCAACTTAAATATGCATTACTACCACCCAAAACACGAATAACACACCCACGATCTCCAGCTGTAGCTTCAGTCATTGGATATATCCATGCTTCTAATGTTATTGTGTTGCCGCTAAATCCGTGTACTCCGCTAGCTTGCTCAAAGTATTGTCCGCCGCCGGCTGTGCCAAAACGAAAACACTCTGCTCCTCCTAGCGTAGTAGAAATTGGAAAGTCGTTACCAGTATATCGTATTAGACCTGTATTAAAATCATGATTGCCTGCTAAATTATTAAATCTACTTGGCGGACTTCTTAATAAGTCTCTTAATGATGGTTCAGATCCGTCACATTTATCAATACGTGGAAATGCAAACTCTACACGTTGTGCACCGTCAGTACAATAGTACAAGTATGCTCTGTGCATCCAAGTACCGTTAGCTGCTGGAAAGTAAACGTCCTGTGTTCCTACATTGCCAGCTAGTCCTCCAATATATGTTCCATTTACTCTCCAGCGACCAGTATCTGGGTGTGGACCTGAACCAGCATATCCGTAGGGAAAGCAATGTCCTACCCAAAGCTGCCATTCATTTTGTGGAATACTTGCAGTTCCAATATAATAAAAATAAGGATTGCCTTGGCTCGCTCCATTATCTACTCTAAGAGGAGCTGGATTTAACCCCATATAAACAGTACCGTTGGAAATATTTGCAGTTTTTCTAACCCACATACTCCAGCGGTGTGTGTAGCTTGTATCTGCTGTATAGTAACTACTGTTCCAGCCACCGTCTGCACCACTTGTTGTATCAGGAACGGCTTGCCAAACAATACTACGGCTGCCCCAGGGATCATCAGTAGCTTCATATCTGTTTTGCTCACTAGCACTGCCATTGGCACCATACCCTGTGCTGCCACCTGTACCAGTTGCCCAGGCATTTGGATCGGGAAGTAAATTACTTGACTCTGTTAGTTGAAAGTTTGATTTTCTATTTCTTGCATCAACTGAGAATACTATATCTTTACTTGCAATTTTTGGTCCTAGTTTAACTGCCATTAGATACCATACCTCCCACGTGTTGCGTTAAAATTACTTTTAATTTCATCTGCACTTAATCTTCTGTCATATATTCTTGTAATAGGCAACGATCCATCGATACGTCTAGTATTACCACTATTTCCTCTACCCATATAGCGAACTTTCAATCCACTATAACTTGCGTTCCACGCATATGTAGTATGATCGCCACCTTCAGCTTCACCATTTAAGTAAAACTGATAACTTGTACCACTGCTTTCACAACACAACACTGCTTGGTACCAAGTGTTTGCTTGTAGCGTAGTGCTACCATATCTCCAAGTACCTGGACTGATGTTCCACAATGCTAGTTTATTAGATAACACACTCCAATACCAACTATTATTACTAATACTTTCTGATCCAATAAAGTTACCCGGTGAATACACGTTATCATAGGCAGCCGGAACAGTATCAAAATTTACCCAACTTTCAACTGTCCAGCCGCCAGCACCTTTTATAATCCAATCACTACTTAAATCAAAATAACTAGGTGTTGCGCTGTTTAGTTTAAATGTCTGATCGCCGTCATAATCCATGCCTTGTAGCGTGATTGTTCGACCACTTTTACCAGTCCAATCAACCATTGCATTTGAGGTTGTACGTGAACCATCAACAAAAGGAGTATCATAACTTAATTGTTCAATTTGTGGCATTGTAACATCCCAACTACTCCAGTCAACACCACTTGTTCCGCCCCAGGAAATAATATAAAATGTAATACTAGTAGTAGTATACGTGCGAGTCATAACAATACGCTGCCATTCACCAATTTTGGTATCATCGCCACCGACGGCTTGGTCAGGTATGCCGCCGCCGCTTGAATAAACATTGATTCCATTGTTGCCACTTGACTTGCCTCTAATTCTAAACCATGCGCTTAGTGTATATGTGCCTGTACTAGGCAATGTGAAACTTCTAGATAGTCCGTTCCACGTATTGCGTCTGTTTATCCTATATCCTGTAGTACCAAATTCTGTAGTAAATGTTCCGTCATTGCCTGCGCTGTACGCAGTCCATCCAGAAAAGTCACTGGCATTTGAAACAATATTAGTAGTAGGAGGCCCGTTCCACGACTTATTACCCATACCCTTTAGATCTGGTGATTCCATGTCATAAGCAAACACTAGTCCGTCAGTTACAATTTTACTACCATTGTATATGCTCACATGAAATTCCTCTCATGTTCTACAATATTCCAAACTGGTAAACTACGCATTTGTGTTTCCCAATCATCTAATAATGCTCTCTGATCTTCAAGCAGTATTTCAGTTCCATTGGTCCATATTAAATTACCATCAAGATCTTCGACTCGTCTTTCCCACGTATTTTCTGCAGCATTAATATTAAAAATCAATTTCATGTCTTTCAATGTTATAGTCATTTTATATAAACTCCTGCATATTGTCTATCAGAGGTGCCATTAGATGCGCCTGTTATATGGGGGCCATCGACATAGCCACCGCCTGCAAATAAATTACCACTCCAACAACTACCATACCACCAAGGATTGTTATTATAGTAAGTGGCACAGTTGCCACCGTTAGTATCCAAGTCACGATCATATGCTGTTAGCGCAAATCCATTCGCAGCATGATACGAATACATACCAGACGTTGAACCCACATCAGTTGCTACGTCAGTTGCACCTTGAAATGCAAATTGTCCTGACCAATTATTAAATTTCCAACGATGTCTGTCTGTATGATTAGATGTATCATTTAGTTCAATGCCATTGGTACCAGCTGTATAGACAACAACATTTACCCAACCTGATTCTTTTCTTCTAGCTAATGTTTCCCAGAAAGTTAATCCTACCCAAATATTAACGTCAGCTAATGTCATATTAGCTACAGGCTTCATGCCACGGTCATTCGTAGCATCATCGGTTCCGTTATGTCGATAATTTACTTTATATACTGCATCATCCCATTTAAGATTATTCATACCAGCAGTATAACGACGATTAGCCATGACACATATCCAGCCGCCGCCGTCATAATCTTGGTCAATATAAACTGGAACATTTGTTCCGCTGATTTTTATATTGTACCAACCAGTTGATCCGGCGTTTTGTATTGATGATAATTCTGTAACGTCATAGCTTTTGCCACCGTATGTTTGTCCCATTACTTCCTCTTTAGTTCTTCGATTTCAGCTTTTAAATCTTTAATTGCTTCTATTAATAGCGGTACTAGTTTCTCATATTTAACAGCCATGTAACCGTCATTTCTAGTTGCTACTACTTCTGGAAGTACCTTTTCTACATCTTGTGCAATAATACCAGCTTCACGTGCTTCAAGGTCCTTACCACTTG